AGTTCCTACAAGGCGATCAGCGCCGAGGCGTACAGCAAGCACGGGTTTAACGCGCACATGGTCGTGTACGACGAACTGCACGCGGCCCCCAACCGCGACCTGTACGACGTGCTGTCGACGTCGATGGGCGCGCGCACGCAGCCCTTGTTCCTGGTGATCTCGACCGCCGGGTATGACAAACACTCGATCCTCTGGGAACTGTACGCGCACGCAAAAAAAGTGCAGGAGAATCCGAAACTCGATCCCACGTTCCTGCCGATTCTCTACGAGGCGCCGGTCGATGCGGACTGGACGAGTCGCCGCGTGTGGAAGGCGGCGAATCCGGCGCTCGGGGATTTTCGCAGTCTCGAAGATCTGGAGATCGCCGCGGCGCGGGCGACAGAAATCCCTGCACAGGAAAACAATTTTCGCCGGCTGTATCTCAACCAGTGGACCGAGCAGGCGAGTCGCTGGCTGGCGCTCACGGCCTGGGATGCGTGCCTCGCGCCGCTCGATCGGTCCGCGCTCCGCGGCCGGCGCTGTTATGTCGGGATGGATTTGAGCGCGACGGAAGATCTCACCGCGCTCGTCGCGGTGTTCCCCGACGGGGAGGGCGGGTTCGACGTGCTCCCGCATTTCTTCGTCCCCGGCGAGAAGATTCCCGACCGGGTGCGGCGCGACCGCGTGCCGTATGACGCGTGGGCGCGCGACGGGTACCTGACCATCGTCCCCGGCCCGACCATCGGCGACTACGCCGCGGTGCGCGAGCAGATCGAGGCGTGGCGGGAGGAGTTCGCCGTCGAGATGGTGGCGACCGACCCGTGGAACGCGACGAGCCTGATCTACCGCCTCGAACAGGACGGGTGTCCGCTCGTCAAGGTGCCCCAGACGTTTGCGGGCCTGTCGGCGGCGACCAAATCGCTCGAAAAACATGTGCTCTCGCGCACCTTGCGGCACGCCGGGCATCCGGTCCTGCGGTGGAATGTCGGGAACGTGTCGGTCGAAACCGACCCGGCGGGGAACCTGAAGCCCTCGAAAAAGGCGTCGACGGAACGGATTGACGGCGTCGTCGCCCTGATCCAGGCGATCGATGCGATGGAGCGCAACGTCCAAGCCCCCGAGTATGCGGTGATGGTCATCGGATGAAACCGCGGGGTCGGCCGCGCCTCGACGCCGAGGATCCCACCGTGCAGACGTCGCTGCGCCTGCCGGCGAAGCAGTTCGACGCGACCCAGAAACAAGCGCACGCCGAACGGATGACGATGGCCGACTGGATTCGCAAAATGCTCGCCGACGGAATATCGCATCCCAAAAATAGGGACTAGCCCCGCCCCATGCGAGAGTGCGGGCCTCCGTGGACCGCGCCTATAGCCTGCTCGAAATCAAGTCCGTGGCGCCGGCCGGCCGCCGGTTCAGCGGCATTGCGTCCACGCCTGAACTCGATCGCCAGGGCGAGAGCGTCGACCCGGCCGGCATCACGTTCGGCGAGTCGATTCCGCTCCTGTTCCACCACGACCCCAAGCAACCGATTGGCCGCGTCACCCTGACCCGCACGCCGGAAGGCATCGCTTTCGAAGCCACGCTGCCGGAACTGGACGAAGCGGGGCCGCTGAAGACGCGCGTCGACGAAGCCTGGCAATCCATCAAGGCCGGTCTGTTCACGGGCGTGTCGATCGGTCACCGCATCCTGGCCGGCGGCGTCGAGCTGCTGCGGGACGGCACGCGGCGGATCACGAAATCGGAAATCTGCGAACTGTCCCTCGTCACTATTCCCGCCAATGCCAGCGCCAGCATTCGACTGGTGAAATCTCTGGCGCAGGAGTCTGCTATGAACCCGACGATCAGCGAACGCATCCAGGGCCTCGAATCGAAGCGCGCCGTGCTCGCGCAGAGCATGGCCAACACGATGACCACGGCCGCCGACGAGTCGCGCGACCTGACCGCGTCCGAGACGCAGCAGCATGACGCGTGGAACCTGGAGGCCAAAAGCCTGGAAGGCCAGATCGCGCGCTGGAAGGACACCGAGAGGCAACTGATCGCCACGGCGACCGCGGTGCCGTCCTTCACGCCCCGCGTGGTCTCGCCGTACTCGCAGGTCTCCGTGAAGTCGAACCTGCCGGCGGGCACTCTGTGGCTCCGCTCCGTTTGCGCGCGCATCGCGGCGAAGAACGAAGGCATCGAGCCGGCCACGTGGGCCGCGCGCCGTGGCGACTGGTCGAATACGCCGGAGGTGTTGCTCGCGCTCAAGGCCGCCGTCGCCCCCGGCACCGCGACCGACGCCGTCTGGGCCGCGCCGCTCGTCAACCAGAACATCGCGAACGACTTCATCGAACTGATGCGCGCGGCGACCATCATCGACCGCATCGTCGGCCTCAACCAGGTCCCGTTCAACACGAAGATTCCCGCACAGACCGGCGGCGGTACCTACAACTGGGTCGGGGAGATGAAACCGAAACCGGTGACGTCGCTGACCTTCGGCAGTGTCACGCTCGACTGGGCCAAGGTCGCCGGCATCATCGTCCTCACCCAGGAACTGATCAAGCTCTCGAGCCCCAAGGCCGAGGACGTCGTCCGCAAGGAAATGGTCGCGGGGATCGCGGCGTTTCTCGACGGGCAATTCATCAACCCCGCCGTGGCGGCCGTCGCCGGGATCTCGCCGGCCTCGATCACGAACGGCGCGCCGACCGCCGCCGGCTCGGCGAATCCGCTCGCCGACATCCTGACGTTGATCCAGCATTTCGTCACCAACAACATCGGTGTCGACGGCGTGACGTTCCTGATGTCCCCGACCAACGCCCTGGCGATGTCGTTCAAGAGCAACTCGGACGGCTCGCCGGTCTTCCCCGGCATCGACATCACTGGCGGCTCGTACAAGGGCCTCAAGGTCATCACCAGCTCGATCCTCGGGGCCAACGTGGTCGCGCTGCAACCCAAGTTAATTATGCTCGCCGACGATGGCGGCGTGACGATCGATGCGAGCACGGAAGCGTCGCTGCAGATGGATAGCGCCCCCGATTCGCCGGCGCTCGCGACGACCATCCTCGTCTCCATGTTCCAGATGAACACCGTCGCCCTGCGCGCCGAGCGGTTCATCACCTGGAAGAAGGCGAACGCGAACGCGGTGAAGTACCTGACGGCGGTCGCGTGGCCGGCGCCGACCGGCGCGCTGCTGGAATCCGCCCCGGGCGAGTAACCGGCCGTGGGCCTGCTCACGAGCATCGCCGCGCGCGTCTCGTCCCTGTTGACGGTCGCGCGCGGTGGCTGGTCGCCAATTGTCCGCGAGCCCTACACGGGCGCGTGGCAACTGAACGATCCGCTGCCGACCGAGAACGCGCTCGCCAATCCGAGCGTGTTCGGGGTCGTGTCGCGGATCGCCCAGGACATCGCCAAGATCGCGCCGCCGCTGCTCCTCGAGCTCGATGGCAACGGGTTCTGGTTCGAGACCACGAACGCCGCGTATACGCCGGTGCTGCGGCGGCCCAATCGCTACCAGACCCCGCAGCAGTTCTACGAGCAGTGGATGCTGAGCAAGTTGCTGTACGGGAATGCCTATGCGCTCAACGAGCGCGACGAGCGCGGCGTCGTGTCGGCGCAGTACGTGCTCGATCCCCTGAAAGTGAAACCGCTCGTCGCCCCCGATGGCAGCGTGTATTACGAGCTCCAGTCGAACGAGCTCGCGGGCCTGGGGAACGAGACCGAACCGATTGTCGTGGCGGCGCGCGACATCGCGCACGATCGGTGGAATTGTCTCTTTCATCCGCTGGTCGGGGTGTCGCCGCTCTACGCCCTCGGCGGCGCCGTCACGCAGGCCCAGGCGATCCAGGCGAGCACCACGACGTTTTTCGCCAAAGGCGGCCGGCCCGCCGGGATGCTGGTCGCGCCGACCAAACTGGATCCGGCCTCGGCCGAGCGCATCAAGGCGACGCTCGCGAATTTCAAGACCGGCGAAATCATGCTGACCGATCAGGGCATGACCTATTCCGACATCGGCGGATCCGCGGTCGAGTCCGAACTGATCGCGCAACTCGGCTGGACCGAAGAAAAAGTCTGTGAAGTATTCGGCATGCCGCAGAGCATTCTCAACAGCACCAAGCAGCCGCCCTACGCGAACGCCGAAGCCTCGCAACTGCAGTACAAGTCGCAGTGTCTCGAAACCCACATGACCAGCATCGCCGACGTCCAGGGCCACAGCATCGGTCTGCCGCTGTACCTCACCCTGGAATTTGACGACACGCTCCTGATTTGGCTGGACACCGCGACGCGCACGACCGCGGCCAAGACGGCGATCGCCGCCGGCATGTCGGTCAACGAAGTGCGCGACACCTACTACGGCCTCGGCCCCGTGCCCGGCGGGGAGATGCCGTACCTGCAACAGCAGTACTACCCGATCAGCGAGCTCGCGGATCGCGCGGCCTCGACGCCGGTCGTGGCCCCCCTGCCCCCGGCCGCCGACGCGCAACCCGAGGCGGTGACACCGTGACGCTGGAGTTTTCCCGTGTCACGCTGCCGCCGCTCTGGACGCTCGCGCAGGCGAAAGCGCATCTGCATCTGACCGACGCCGCGTATGACGCCGACGTCCAGCAGAAACTCGATAGCGCGCAGGAGGCGATCCTCTCGTACCTGAACCTCTGCGCCGATGCGACGTGGACCGCGGTCACCGCGCCGAAGCCCGTCACGCACGCGATCCTGCTCTTGACCGCCTACTACTACAACGACCGCGGCGACGGTGACGTCGCGGATCCGTGGCCGAAGATTTACGACTTGCTCGCCGCCTATCGCGACCCGACGGTGACGTAATGGCGATCGGGACGTATCAGCAGATCGTGACGCTCGACGAGACCGACGGCGCCGGCGGCGTCCGGCCGCTCACGCCGGCGACGTGGTACTGCGCGCCGATCGCCGAGGGCGGCGGCCTGCTCACGCTGGTCGGGCACTATCACGCGGGCATCACGACCGCCGCGCGCGTCCACTTCCACGGCCGGACGTTTCACGTCGACGGCGTCCTCCATCGCAACGCGAAAGCGTTCCAAACCCAGATCACGTGTAAGGAAGTCTTCACGTAATGGCGAAACTCGCCACCGTGAAATGGGACGGGCTCGACACCTTCAAAC